AGAAAGTAACTTTTGACAATATAAAAATAGACAAATACATGTCTGAAAAGGCACTGCGCATCTCTGAGATGATAAGACGTGGCACTAAAACAATATACGACCCTGAATACCACCCTGAACTTCTAATCGCCCTATTCTGTGAAGGTTATGACATTGAAGCCTTTAGCTTTGCAGCCGAGATTAACCAATTAACATTCTTTCGTTGGGTGAAGCGCCATGAAGAGTTTAAGGAAGCCTACTCCTATGCCCGTGAATATGCAAAGCTTTGGTGGATGAATCGTGCACGTATGAAACTTGAGGATAGAGAATTCAACACTACTCTTTGGTCAATGATAATGCGTAATCGTTTTGGGTTTACTGAGCACAGAAATATAAAGATTAAAGGTTTAAAGAATGCACGCACAAGCAAGCAACTGATGGATTGCATCAAGAACGCTATTGATAAGGGTAAAATTACAGGTTCAGAGATTAATTACTTAACAGCATTTGCAGGTATTGATTTCAAGATTAGTGAAATGAAAGATTTTGAAAAGGTATTGGATGATTTGTTGGAGGCTAAAAATGCAAATAGGTAATGATTACAGTGATAAACCTAAAGCTTTCAGGAGTGATGATAAGCATAAGCTTAATCGTATGATGCATGATTATGGCAAGCTTGTAGATAATAAAAAGGACAAAGACGCAGCACGTCTATTAACCAACATTAAATCTGAAATCAATCAAATGAGAAAGCAATGAGTATTAAAAGTAAGATTGATAAACTTAAGAAGCTCATGAAGCCTAGACCTGTTATCAAATGGACATTTGATGAAAAGGAAATCACCAATGACGAATCCATCATCTGGGTGCTCTTCAAAATATAGACACTATATATTGTTGTTCTCTAAATCCAATATAGGATGGATGCGTAAACTATTTGGATTCTCACATGTAGATATCATTCAGCTCAAAGCAAACCATAAACATATAATGTTTGAATGTGGTCATAGGTTTGCTAATATGTCAACTGTTAGTGAATGCATGGATATTCATAAAGACATTACAACTCTACGTATAGTAACCCTACCCTCAAAAAAAGTTAATGTTACACGTTTTGGTTTCCAATCATGTACTACACTTATACAGTACATTGCGGGTATTGCGCTGGGTTGTCTCACTCCTCAAAGTCTTTATGCAACTCTCACTAAAGCATGCCCGCAATGGCTTAAAAGTCGTGGTGTGATATCAGTTGAGGAAATAAGTCATGGGTAAAGTTGTTAGAAACATTGTTGCGCCTGTTGTAGGTGGAATATTTGGCAGTAGCGTTGCAAATGCTGTAGGTGGCGTGTTTGGTGGTGGTAGACATAAGAATCGTGGTGGTGAAGAATCTCAGGCAGCTCCACAACAGCAAACGCCTATGCGTAATATTGAATTAGATAATTTTAAACGTGAAGCAGAAGCACAACAGCAACGTTTAACGTCAGAGAATAAAAGATTGAATGAAGAAAGACGTGTAGCCACTGAAGCCACACAACAAGGTGTGCAAAGACAACAACGCGCAAGACGTCAAGGTGGCATATTTGCTGAAGGCCCGCGTAATCAATCAACAGTTGCGTCACCAACGTTGGGGTAATAAATGCAAGGATTATCAAAATTAGAATATTACAAACGACGATACCGTAGAGCTTACTCAATATACACACAATGGATATCATTATTACAGACTTGTTATCATTATTGTATTCCTTATCGTGACTTATACTATTACACCAATCAATTGCAAGGTACGCAAAAGAATGCCAAGGTTTATGATACTACGGGTGTTGCAGCAACAAACAATTTCGTATCTAAAATTCACATGGCATTAACGCCACCACAAACAGATTGGGCGTTCTTGGATGCTGGTACTGAAATTCCTGAAGAGCAAAAAGAAGAAGTGAACATAGCACTGCAGGAGCAGACACGTATATTGTTTAATTTTATACGCAATAGTAATTTTGATTTAGCAATCAATGAATGTTATTACGATTTAGCAGTAGGCACAGCTGTACTTTGTGTCAATGAAGGAACATCAGATGATAAGCCTTTTATATTTTATTCTATTCCTCTATCACGTGTATGTTTTGAGGAAAGTATTAATGGTTATATAGAGTCAGCCTATAGGTTTTGGGAAGAGACAAAAATAAGTGAAATCCCTATCATGTGGCCTGATGCAATTCTGCCTGATTGGATGAATACAATGTTGGAGGCAGATCCCAATGCCACAACCAAAAACCTCTATGAAGGCGTTATATATGTCCACGGTGACAAACTACCATACAAGTATGCATTATGGGTCGATAGTGATGTATTGTTGGACGTTGAAGAGCCTATCAGTCCATGGATTATATTTAGATGGTCAAAAATCAACAATGAAACGTATGGACGGGGCCCAATTCAGAATGCCCTACCCTCGATACTGTCATTAAACGAACTATTCCGTATAGAGCTTGTAACGGCTAATTTGAACTGTGCTAAACCTATTATGGCGTGGAGTGATGGCGTCTTTAATCCTTGGACGTTTAGCATCCAACCTAATACGATTATACCGATAGCGCCCAATGCTCAAGGGATATTCCCATTACAACCACTGCCCGATACAGCTAATCCCCAATTCTTGCAACTCACAGCTCAAGATTTGCGGATTCAGATTAATAAACTCATGTATGCAGATCCTCTAGAACCCATTAGAGATAAGCCCACACGTACAGCGACAGAATTGTCTATCAGACAAAATAACTTGGCTGAAGAGATAGGGCCAGCATTCACAAGGCTCCAACAAGAGTTCTTATCAAGACTCATTCAACGTTGTATCTATATCTTACAAAAACGTGGACTGATGGAGCCTATCATCATTAATGGTCATGAAGTGCAAATCAAATACAAGTCACCCTTAGTGATTGAACAAGGAACGTCTAACCTTAAATCTTTCATTACATATTTCCAAACTGTGCAAGCGGTAGTAGGTGAGAATGAAGCGAAGATGTTTATTAAGCCACATGAGGTACCGCCATGGATAGCGGAACAATTGCACATTGATAAAAGGCTCTATAACTCAGTGGATGAGATGTTACAAATGTTATCTGCTGAAAATGAGAAACGTGAAGAGATAGATGAACTACAAATGGGAGAGGCATATGCAGGAATCAATAGAGAAGTCAGCGAGCTCGGTGGACTCCAAGGAGTTTAAGTCCTTTGATGAACATTTTCCAAATGAAAACCCATATGATGCGTATCAGAAAAGTATAGATAATAGTCTGCAAGCAAAACACGCAGCTGAAATGTTAAAGATTCAGAGATTATGTTATCAGGTGTTTATGTTACATAATGAAGGCAAAGAACTGTTACAAGAATTAGAGAATACATTTTTGATTAAGCAACTTTGGAATCCATTAACTGAACACGCTGAACGTATGGCGATGTATTGGGAAGGATTTAGGGATTGCATTAGAAGCTTTAGACAAATGATTGATGCACATACACAATTTGAACAAAGACAGAAAGGAGTGTAACAAATGTCTGATGCATGGTATTTGGATGAACACACACAAGGTTCAGGCCCAAGACCTGAATATTTAAGACCTAAATATAAATCGCTAACAGACCAAGCGCGTGCTTATGTAGAGCTTGAGAAGCGTTTTGGTGAGGCGCCAGACAATTATGATGTGACAGCTTATAGTGAGACAATAGACGTTGAGAATCCACATATTAAAGAATTCATGGGTATATCTAAAGAACATAGGATTACTCAGGATGGTTTTAATAAGATTATTAATACATTTATTAATTATGATAAATCTACCCGTCCAAATATTGATGATGAGATTAAGAAATTAGGGCCTGAAGGTATGAAGAAAGTAGACATTATCAATCAATGGGCAAAGAATAATCTTAGTGATGATTCATATAAAGAGATGGAGCGTTTACCCCAAACAGCTTCAATGGTTAACATTTTAGACGAAATACGTCAAAGGATGGTGAAAGCTATGTCAAACAGTCCGCAACAACAGAGTTCAGAGTATAAACCCGTGTCGGAAGCAGAAGTGAGAAGCGAGATGAGGAATAACTACAATAAGTACTGTAATGATGCTGTATATCGTCAACAGATACAGGATAAGCTTAAACTTGCAATGGGGACAAAGTGAACTATATTTAAACATAAGATATCAAAGCGTAGTGGATACCTAAGAACACTAGCCCGTTAGGATACCTAGGCCACCTTAGCCCATAGAAGCGAAGAATCTAAACATATAGGTTTTTTTAATTTATGGAGGATCTAAGATGGCTCTCTCACTGACTAATGTACAGCAAACAGAATTCGACGAACTCGTGAAGATTGAATATCACTCACGCGGGTTCATTTTACGTGATACGGTTCGTTTAAGAACAGATGTTATAGGTAACCAAGTTCAATTCAGAAAGATTGGACAATTAATTGCGCAACCTACTGCATTTCTTGCGAACTTGAACCTTCAAGACCCTAATTTTACAGCATTTACGGCATCTCTTGTTAAATATGCTGCTCCTACTGGGGTTGATGAAATTCAAGACTTAACAGTCAACTTTGACACCAAACGTGAATTGGCAATGGTTACAGCTATGGCCATTGGTAGACGTTCAGACCAAATTATCATCAATAGCTTTGTGGGTAATGCTTCAACGACTATTGCTGTGAACTATGGTGGTGGTGCTAATACCAATATGACGTATGCAAAATTGCGCGCTGTGGTTGGTAACTTTGAATCCAATGCCGTACCAGTCGGTGAACGCTTCTGCGCTATGACCGGTAACAACTTGGCAGCATTGTTAAGTGACGACCATATCACTTCACGATTCTTCACATCTAATGATGCAGTAGTTGATGGTCAGCTTAACTACAAAGAGTTATTAGGTATGAACATCAGAATTATACCTGTAATGGCTGAAGGCGGATTACCGATTGCAGGTAACATCCGTAACTGCTTTGCATGGCATAAGATGTCAACCGGTATGGGTATCGGACAAGATATGCG